TTAAATTGACTAACCACTAATTCGTTTTGTGCGTTAAATATATCTCTACTATTTTCTAAGTCCGTGTTAAATTGATTGATTGCATTTTCTTGACCTGCATTAAATTGAGCCATTGCATTTTGTTGTGAAGTATTAAACTGACTAATTTGTGCTTTTATGTTTTCAAAGAATTGTTCCATTTGATTTTCACTTTTAGCATTAAACTGAGAATTAGCATTAAAGGCAGCCGAATCTGTTAACAGTGAATTTATTACCTGTTGTGTTTTAAATAATTCTACTTGTTGTTCATTTGAAAAGTTAGCCATGTCTACTTGTAAAAAGTTTTGTGCGTTCATAACCTGTGCTTGTTGTCTGTTATTTAAATTAGCCATGTCTAAATTAGCTAAAGCACTAGCCTCTGCCAATATAAGAGATTGTTTATTTGATAAGTTTTTTAAATTCATAGTGTTTACAAGTCTACTATTTTCTAAAGCTATTTGTTGGTCTGCACTAAACTGCATATTTGCTATGTTTTCTACTTTTGCTGCATTAATAACTCTAGTCTGAAAGGCTTGGTCAAACTCTATTTGTAGAAATTTAGCACGTTGTTCTGCTTTTACTAAAGCCATCTGCTGTTTATTACCAGCTTCTATTTGTGCTATAGGCAATGACGCTTCCATTGCAGCCTGTACGATAGCCTGTCCTGCCATAGAAGAAGCTCCTAGTCCTCTTGATGACATCAAAGCTGTAGCTTTACGCATAGCACCTGCTGCCCATGAAGGTGTAGCACCACCCTCAAAGTCTTGCATTAGTGTAGTAAGCTCATCTTTTATTGACGCTGCTTGAACTTCTCCTGTGCCAAAAGCCTGACCCACTCTTGTCTGGTCAACAACAGGTGTTTCGTCAACCATTTCACCTGCTCTTATAGTACGAGTTGGTGCGTCTTGCACTAACACAGCTTGTCCTGTTACTGGGTCTATTTTTGACACAGCAGATTCAGTTTGTTGTTGTGCTTCTATTTGTGCTCTTGGGTCAAGTGCTAATTTTTTTGTTTCTAAGTCGTCTATTTCTGTTTGTATATTTGACTTTACTCTTTCTATATCTGCTTTGGTGGGTGTCATTTGTGCAGGTTGTGCAACATCTTCTTCTGCAGTTGCTTGTACAAAATCTGCAGTAGGAGGTGTTATTGTGTCTAGTGGTTTAAAATCAGCTTCTTGACTTTCGTCAAATGTATCAGTCAAAGTAGCAGGTTGTCCTAATGTAGGCATGTCTCCTGACACTGCTTGTTTTAATGCACCTTCTATATTAGTATCTCCAGTTAAATCTAAATTTAAATTTTTTGGCTGGATTAATGGAGCAGGTGCAGGAGGAGTACTTGTACCTGTGCCTCCAGTAGGAGTAGGTGTTGGAGTAGGTGTTGGAGTAGGTGTTGGAGTAGGTGTTGGAGTAGGTGTTGAAGCTGGTCGATATTGTGGGAAAGCTTTATAAAAATTTTCTATAGCTTGTGTTGCGTCCATTTGATACACAGGTTGATTAGGCTGTCCAGTCTTTTGTCTATCTATAGCTGCTTGACCTACACCTTGAGCCATTTGCAGTGCTCTTCTTTGTTCTTCTGACATTACGTCAGTTCCTTGTTGTGCTTTTAGTACCATGCCTCCTGCGTACATTTTATATCGTTCCATAAGAACCTGTTTAGATGGGTCACTCGCAAGAAACTCATTAAACTTTCCCATGCTACCAGTATAACCCATAGAACGAGCTATTCTTTCTCTTGCCTCTGGTTTAAAATCTATTTGTACTGCCATTGTTTAGTCCTTACTTAACACTCTATCTAATTTGTCTTCGACTCTATGCAAAGCGTCTACTACAACTTTCATATCGTCACGCATTTCACTTCTTGTTACATAGTCTTCTCTTGTCCTGTTTAGTAAAATGTCAATGCGTTTAACTTCATTTAATAAATTACGAAATGCCCAAAATGCTGGTGCTATTACTATAGTTAATATTACGTTCCAAAATAATATAGGATTTATTTCCATTGCTACGAGTCCTTTAAATATTTGGCAAATAATATTATACCTACAGCACCTGCTACAAATATCAATACACCTGCAGTAACTGAAAGTATTGTCATTATTTGCTCTTTTCTTTGCATTGCAGCATACTTACTTTTTCTATGTTGTTCTTTTGCTTCTTTTCTAAACTGTTGAAATTTATTCCAACCAGACATACCACGACTGTCTATAATAACTTTTCTCAAATCTCTCTCAAAGTCTTTTGCCTTCTCATAGGCAATGTAAGATGAGAGTGGGTCGTTTTTATCGTTCTTCTTGTGTGCTTCTTTTGCTCCATCAATAAAAGAAAATAAAGAATTTATATCCTTGCTCATGGAAGAAATGTCTTTCCCAAGAGCAATGCCTTTCTTTATTGCAGTAAACGAAACTAGTGCTATCGATATAGGGTCTATTGTTCTATCTCCTAATGTTTAGTTTTATTCTCTAACTGAGGTTTATTAGTTAGAGACTGTTCATCTAACAATTTAAAACCCCTACGTTCAGCAAACTTTTGTGGGTTATTCTCAAATTTGTCAGCACATGACTCTAACCATTTCATAGTGTCTTCGTGTGTTGGCATCTCTCCTTTTTTAAGTAAATTATTTTCAAAATTCAAATAGTTTACAACTTCTAATTGTGCTTCTGCTCCATTTATGCCTATGTCAAACAAGTATATCATATTACCTTCATCTATAATACCACCTCTAGGTCTAGCACTAATTAGAGCTTGTTTCATACAAGTCATAATGTGATATCTATTTTCTTCCTTTTCGTACATTTCTTCAGTAATCTCATCTACTCCTAGATGATTTAGTAAGTTATCATATTGATTCATAAAAAAGTTTAACTTTCTAATAGCACCTTGTATGACATCATTAGCATTTATGATTTTTGTTTCTAGTTCAATTATTTCTATTCGTAATAATTCTATATTGTATGTATTCGTACACCTTGATAACTTATCTTTTTTCTTTTTTAACTTTATCTTTAATTTTTCAAGGACTATTTGGTTCTCTTGTAAAGCTAATTTAGTTTTATTTATTTCTGCAAGAGTATGTTTTACAGAACGAATTGGTGTAATCGCTGTAACATCAACAGTGACACCCATAAATTGAGAGTGTGACTTATGAAAATTACTACAAGCCTGAAGCACAGAGGGCATCTTACTCTCAATGTTTTTTAGCATTGTTTTGTATTCAGGTTTTACATCTGATAAACTGTTCTTTAAATTCTTTATTGTTAAATCTTTACCCATATTTTATCCACCATTTAGAGTTGTTAGAGTATTCCATATTGTTGCAGCTGCATCAGCAGGAACAAAATCTGATTCCTCTCCAGAGCTAGAATATTGTTTCCAATTATTACCATTACTTGCGTTTGTTAAATAGGTTGTTAAATCATCCTGTGTTGTTATTTCTCCGTCTGACTCAGATATGTTTGCTCCATCTTGTGAGATACCAAGATAAACACAGTTTCTTGGTGTATTTTGAAAAGCCGTATTGTTGTCAATTACAGCGTACATCCCACTCGTCGTTTGTGAAACACCAAACACAAGATAGTTAGGTATTTGACCATCTTTAGTTAATCTATATTTAATAACTTTATGTGCCATTTTTATCTCTCCACTTACTAAGCTATACCACCATGCTTATTACAACAGCTAGAAACTCTAGTGACAGTTCTAGCTAAATCACCAAAATCGGTAGCGTTCCCTGCTGAAGCGATTGTTACTTTATCAATTATATTTACGTTACTAAAACCTCCTCCTGCAAAACAGGCTATTTCATTATTTCCAGTTCCTGCTCCTAATCTTCTTGCAGCAGTTAAATCTCCAAAATCAGTAGCGTCTCCTGTTGAGGCAAGAGTAATAAACTCAATTACGTTTGAATTACTACCTGTGCTACCCCCTGCTATCAACCCTCTCGTTGAAGAAGAATGCCCCATTCTTTCAGTAGCTGAAATCGTTGCATTTCCAAAATCTGATGATTGCGAGTTTGCATCAAAATTGACTAAAGTTATGGTATTCATTCTACTATTTTCACTCGTTCCATCAGAATTACCAGTAATAATAAATCGAGTCGTATTGTTTATCATTCCTTGTGTGCCACTTCCAGAATTAATTACTGTGTCATGTTGCGTTATTGTTACACTACCTGCATCTCCAGTAAAGTCTGTTGTATTTCCTTGACTGGCAATAGTTACTTTACATATTCTGGAAGTATCATTCCCAAGAGCTTGACTTTGACCTCCTGCAAACACAGCTATAGTTCCATTACTAGCCATAGCTGCTGGGTCTGTATTACCAAAGTCATTAGTAATATCTCCAAAATCTTGTGCATCTCCTGTAGAAGCAAGTGTTACAAAATCTATTGTTTTATTACCATGATTACCACCAAAAAATAGACCCCTAGTGCTTGATGATGCTCCTCCCATAGAAGACGCTGCAGCAATCAAGTCACCAAAATCAGTGGCATTTCCGTCGCTTGTAGGGTCAAAAAACTCGATTACATTTGTAGCACCTGTGCCATCATTACCTCCAGCTACGAGACAACGATTAAGGGGCTGTACCCACTCGCCACCTTTCTTTTTAACTATTTGTTGTTCTATTGAAAATACACCACTAGCCACTGTTGAAGAGGTAGTAACTTCTGTAGCTGTTACAAAACCACCTTGATATCGTCTGCTCATGCTCCTACCTCTCTATTAAGCGTCATCTATTACTTCATATGAAACAAATAAATCTAAATCGCCTGAAGCACTTGCTCCACCTTTTAATACATCACCTTCCATTAAATAAATAGGATTACTAATTACAGAAAGTGTTGCATCAGCAGGAACAGATATTGTCTTAGCTAAATACACAGTAGCGTCTGCTCCAGTTGTTGTAACACCTGATGCTCCTGAACCTAAACCATCAACAAATAAATCTAATGTAGCTGCGTTTGAGCCATCAACATTTGCACAAGTTATGCTATTTATTTTAAGTAGTTTATCAGAGTCAACTGTTATAAGTGTTGCTGTCGCTGTATTCGTTAAGTTGAAACCTGCGTTACCACCTACAATACTAGTGACACTTACTATATTTGGATTTGCCATATTTTACTCCTTTATCCAAAAACTATAGCCATTGCTATCGCTTTACCTGTTGTGGCTGCATTAGCCTCCATATATGTTCTAACTGTTTGCACGTTAGTCATTCTCATTGTACCTGCATCATTGATTAATATGCCGTCTCCATCAGCCAATGCAGTAGTACCTCTTGCTGTGCCACCATCAATTAGGTTGATTTCAGCTGCGGTGCTAGTGATTGAAGTACCACCTATTTGTAATGTTGTAGCGTTTACCTCGCCAGATGAGCCATAAATAACAGCTTTACTATTAACAATAGTTCCTGCAGAAGAACCATCTACTAGGTTAAGTTCAGCACCAGTAGAGGTTATAGCAGTGCTTGCATAATTTAAATTACCTGCTGCAATATTTATCTCACCTGTGCCTTTTGGTGTAATATCAATATCTACGTTAGTGTCGCTACCCATTGCTCCTATAACAACTGCACCACTTGCTGCTGCGTTTGTTATTTCAACTGCATTGGCTGCCGAACTAACTGTTTGAAAAACCAACATTTCTGCACCATTAGCGTCAGCAATAAATCCACCATCAGCAAATACAGGTGCTGTTAGGGTTTTGTTTGTTAGTGTTTTTGTTGTTCCAGCTAGATAAGTGTCAAAGGTATCTACACTTGTTTGACGCATTGTACCATTATCGTTAGTTAAAATACCATCACCACCTGCAACAGCCGTAGTTCCTACAGTGCTACCTCCATCTAGCAGATTGAACTCTGCAGCAGTAGCAGTTAAATCCGTGCCTGATATTTGTAAACTTGTAGCATTTACTTTACCACCTGAACTATAAATAACTCCTTTGCTGTTAACAATCGTACCTGCACTAGCTCCATCTAGCACGTTGAGTTCTGCACCAGTTGCTGTGAGTCCAGTTACATTATTAGCAGCACCTGCTGTAGCTTCTACGAAGGCTTTTACAGATTGTTGTGTAGGCACTAATGTAGCACTATCTGAGGTCATGTCGTCTTCGTCAACAAATGCAGTTATTGTTATACTTCCATCAGATAAACTGCCAAAGGTCATTGTGCCTGTAGTTGTAATTGCACTTGAGCCGTTATCGATTGAACCAAAGCCACTTGTAATACTCCCAGAGTTAAGTGCTCCCACAGAAGTTACATTGCCTAAAACATAAGTGCTTACAGCAGTAGCTGCTACTTGTTTCATTGTGCCATCATCATTGATAACAAATCTATCAGCGTCGGCTATTGTTACAGAAGAGGCTGAAGTGTCTCCGTCAAGTATACTGAGTTCGGCAGGTGTAGAAGTGATTGCTGTATCACTGTCCGCTGCTAGAACTGGAAGTGTTCCAGACTGATTAGGTAGTTTAATTGTTCTGTCTGCTGTTGGGTCTGTAATTGTTAAAGTTGTTTCATGTGCGTCTGCCGTAGCTCCCTCAAATACAAAAGCATTAGATGCGTTTATAGTTGTTGAGTCTACTATAGTTTGTGTTCCACTTACTGTGAGATTACCCGAAACAGTTAGGTTATCTGCTATTGTTACCTCAGAAGTGCTATGTCCTATAGTAATAGCCGTGCCAGATATACCTGTACCTATAGATATAGACTCACTGCTATTACCAGTATCAACTATTAAGTACGCATCAGAACCTTGTTTAATTGTAAATGCTGTACCTGAATTGTCTGAAATAGCAACATTAATATCTGTTCCATCTGCACTAATAGAATCAAGTGCAATATCACCAACATTTGTAATGTCATTGTCACCAAAAGATGTTGCAGCTAAAGTTGTTGCACCTGTTACACCTAAAGTACCACCTACAGTAAAATTACCAGATAGCTCTGCAGCACCATTCATGTCTATTGTTGTTGCATTAATTTCTATTTCAGTATCAGATACTAAATCTAAAACACCATCTGCTGATTGATGTATGTATGTTCCACTGTCTCCAAACTGTAATTGCCTTGTACTGTTAAGTAAGATACCTGTATCTGCTACATGTGTTAAGGTTGTATCTTGGTCGTCACCTAAATTTATAATACCACCATCAGCTATAAATAAGTCACTGAACTGTAATGATGAAGTACCTAGTGCTGCACCATCAGATGCGTCAGGAACAAAAGCAGTAGTAGCTGTTATGGTTGTACCTTGCACTGTGCTTGAACCAGTTAACGCTCCTGTAACCCCTAATGTTCCAGCTACAGTAGCATTTGCATCTACGTCAAGAGTGTCTATATGAGCAGTGCCGTCAAGAAATAAATCTTTAAACTCTAAAGATGACGTACCTAAATCAACATCATTATCTGTTACTGGAGCAATAACACCATCTGCCATTGTAAACTGGGAAGTGCCTCCAGCAGTAAAAGCTAATGTGTCTGCTGCACTAAAGAACAATCCACAGTTTGTGTCACCTGTATTTGTAATAGAAGGAGCAGATGCTGAACCATCAGCTATTGACAATATATCTGATAGTGTTACTGCACCAGTTACGCCTAGTGTTCCTGCAACTGTTGCATTTTCATCAACATCAAGTGTATCTATATGGGCTGTTCCGTCTAAAAATAAATCTTTATATTCTAGTGATGCAGTACCTAAATCTATATCATTATCAGTTGTGGGTTTTATTGACCCATCAGCAATTACAACTTGTTCTGTACCACCTATATCAAAACGAATGATGTCTTCATCAGAAGATTCTTCCACTTGTATTTTAGTGTCACCATCAGCATCTGTAACCACAGTTATAGGACCACCTTCAGCAGCAGTTCCGTCATGGCTGTGACCTGATGAATTATTAAAAGCTGCAAGTAGTTGGTCAAACTCTGCATTTAAAGACGAGTGTTTTACTACAAGTCCTGATTGTATTTCTGATTCTTTCTGTCTAGTATATCCTGCCATTACCTTACATCTCCTATTCCATAAGTTACAGTATAACCCTGTATACTATGACTAGCATTTGTGTCATTTGTTACATAATTAAATGAAACTGATTTTCCTGAACCTGAGAACGTGCTTCTTTCAACTGGTGATGGATTGCCACTATATACATCTGTTCCTGTGTATTCAGCTATATTAGTTCCTGACGTATAAAATGATGCAGGGTTTGTATTTGATATTGTTAAATCTGACGGATTTAAAATATCTGTATTATCATAATCATATGACACACCTAAAGACAATGATATTACTCCCTCTGCTTTCATATAGGTAGAAATACTTTGAAAAGTTTTTCTTACCTCTGGGTCTTGCATATACACAAATGGTGTTTTATATATACTTAAAATATTTCCTGTATCAAACGCTGTGCCTGATTCTTGTCTAAATACTTTACCATTTGAATCACCATGTAATATAAATTCATCTTGACCCAAGTAACCACTTGCAGCACATGTACACTCTATTCCTGACAATGTGCTAAACTCAAACCCATATGCACTTCCTACTTGACGTAAAGCTCCTAACACACCTTGAGAATTAGAAGCTGAGAAAAAATACCTAAACTGTGACTTTCTTCTTATTATAACGGACGATAATGTTGATAATGTTTCATTAGATATTACTGAATTTATAGTTGACTGTATGTTCTTTGATACTGTTTCTAAATTAACGTCACCAATTTTATTTGTACCTGATATAGGTCTAATTCCGTCTGGTGCTAAAAATATTAAATCTCCACCTATCTCTACCACACTATCTATCGCAAGGCAACCTAAATTTGAAGTAACAGTTTCTAAAACAAAATTTTCTGATACATTACCTGCTAGTCTTTTTATATCGTTTTGTCCAAATATGTACAATACATTACGAAACTTTTTGATGGCAACTATGTCGTAACCTACATTTATAACTCCTGCACCATCAGCCGAACTAAAATTTCTTTCATCTTCAGGTGCACTAAAATATAAATTTTGTTTTTCGTTTGGGTCTCCTGCTAGAAATAAATGGTTTTGAAAAGACTCTGATACAACAGGGTCTGATGGAGGCGAACTAAAATTAGTTGACGCTGCTGAAGCTGTGGCTGACTGTGATGAGTCACCTCCTGTTAATACGTTGTTTGCAGAGTACGTTCCTGACGTTACTTCTATTATTAAAAAATCAGAGCCTTTTGCGATTACTGTTCCTGCTGTTGCTGCTGTGCTATCACTAGAGCTTACAACTGAAGTTATTGCTTCTCCTACAGTAAAGTTTAGTCCAACGGCAGATGTTAATGTAACTTTTAATCTTGTTAATATTTGTTTATATGTTGAGCCATCATACGTTGCTGCAGGATTAATACCATCTGTTAATATAATTTTAGGAGTGCCAAAATTTAATTCAGAAAACCTAACTTTATCTACACCTGTCATTGTGGGTGAGCCACTTGTTGTAACTGCTGTCCAACCTATAACAGCAGGTGTTGAAGTAAGTGTGGTGCTTGTTGAAAAACTATCATCAGATATCGCATTTCCATTTGTGAATACTGCTGATGGTAGTCTTCCAAAGTTTACAACAATCGTATTAGAACTTTTTGATATAAGTGTTCCTGTTACTGTGGTAGCTGTACTAGAATCTCCTGCACTTGTTCTTTCTGTTATTGTTTGTCCTACAGTTAAATTAGTATCTGACGCTACAGTAAATTGATGATAAAAGTTCCAATGATGTAAATAGTTATTTCCTGACGAAGGTGTTCTACAACCAAATACACCTTGATTTATACCATCTGAAACAAATAAACCTAATACTGAACCTGTTCCTGTAACTGTTCCAAAACTATGTGAAAAACCACTTATCTTTCTATATCCACCTTCTAAGTTTGGTTCATAGTTAATTAATTGTATAGCAGAACCTGTAAAGGCATCTCCTATAGTTAATACGTCACTGCCTGTATTTAGCCCACCTGTGCATATAGATTTAAATGTTCGTAATGAATCTGCCATATTTAAAAATTGTTATTAAGCACGTTTGTTGCAAATGCAGGTCTAACTATCATAGTAGACCTTACTGATATTGGGTCATCTAATAATAGCCTTCTCATTTTTTTAATACCTTCATTAAATTTAAGTTGGTGTATTTGTGCACTTTGTTCATTTGAGCGAAATCGCATTAAATACACCATAGCACCATCAATAACAATATATTTAAATCTGTCAGGAATAATCATTGTGTCACTCGACAATGACAAATCATCTGGAAATTTAAAATATACATATTCTATAACGTATGAATCGTCTGGTATTGGAGTTACCCCAAATTTATTTTCAGCAGTTTGATATATTAAATCAGGTGCAGTTCTTCCACCTTCACCACTGCTGTCCTCAATGGCTCTATATCTTTGTGTGTACTCTTCAAATGTTATAGTACGCAAAGCCTTTGCTGTATTTGACTTTGACTCTAGTGTTTGTAAATAAAAAGTATCCCAATCAACACTTGCTAAATCTGTAGGAAAATCATACGTTCCTGTTCCTGCTGTTAGCGTTTGTGTTGTGGTTGTTTTTAAAAAAGGAAATTGATGTCCGTCTTGTAGTATTTCTCTAATAGAACTATTTACAGCGTCCTTTGCGATTGCTTGTACATTTGTTGCTGTAGAAAAATCACTGCCTGAAGTATTTAATTGAACTTCATTTAATCTACGCAGTACATCATTAGTCAATGTTAAAAAGGTTGTTGCCATATTATATTCCTACTTGATGTGTAATGAGGACAAGTTGCCCTGTCCTCACTATATTGTTTTAAGCTAACTGGTCTCTATCGACTTCGTCAGCTAATTGCTGATGCTCCCCATTACAGTCAATAACACAAGCGTACACTCGTATTTTTCCTTCTGTAACGTCAGCAGATGAAGCAATTAACTTTATATCAATCGTATCTGTAGTAGATACAAATTGTGTAAAAGTAGATGCAGCACCTGTTGTTACATCATTAGCTTGTCCATTAGAACCCTCTGCTAAGAAGCCTGTTGAAGTAACGTCACCACCATCAATGATGTCGTCACCTGCTGCGAAATCAATATCCACAGTTGGTGAAGAGCCATCAAAAGCTGTGAGCACTTCTGCTCCTGCAAAAAGTACTAAAGTACCAGCAGGTATTTCAAGTAACTGAAAAATATCTCCATTTGTACAAGAATAATCTGTTATCTTACTGATATCCAGAATGTTCTCTACCATACGCATGGAAGTACCATTCCTGTTAGCAGGAAGAGCAGCAATGGAATCTGAATTTACACCTGCTGTTGAACTAGCAGTCATGTCAAAAGTAGCCATATTCTAATCCTCCCTTATATTGAAGAAACATAAAAAGCCCTAGCCAATGCTTCAGGTCTTAATATTTTTCTTCCGTATAGATGCATTCCTCTTACAATATCTGCAAATGAATCTGGGTCACGATATGTTTCCGTTTTATTGATTTGCTCTGCAGATGCTACTGCTGATGAATGCCCTGCACAAATGACACCAAAATGTGAACTTCCAGTTGAAGTTGCACCTGTTGGTCCATTACCTTTAGCAGGTAAATTGTTTGACATATACACTTTAAAGCCGTGTATATTATTAAAGATTAATCCATTTTGCAATCCTGAACCACCGAAGTCAGAGTCTAACAAACGTGAGTCCTCGTCCTTTAATAATTCAGCGAACACTGGGTCAATAACTAACCAACGTCCTTGAGTGTCAACAAACTGTTGGTCTAGTTTTCTTGACATTCTTGCAATAATAGATAATGGTGAAGCTTTAGCTGTAGTAGTATTTAAACTATCTCCACCTGCTCTTGGTACAGCCACAATAGAGTTTCCTGATGTACCCCCATTAAAGTCTGCTGCGTCTACTTGCATGGACGCTAACAATTCATCTGAACCTGCTGTTGATACAGCTTTTGTACCAGATACAGTTGAATTAGCTGTACTTGCTACAGTGTTTAAAGATGATTGTTTAAATCCACATAGGTATCCAAGAACTTCTTGGTCGAATTGGTCTGCGAGTCGATATGCTGCTCTATCACTTGCAAGACTTTGAAAGTTTATGTGAGAATGTGCTTCCTCAATGTCGTCAACTTTAAAAGCATAATAGTTTGCTTTGTCAACAACAAGAGAAAAATCCTCGTCGTCAAGGTCTTGTGGAGTGATTTGAACACCTCTAGCATATTCTTTCACAGTGATTTCAGGTTCTTTGATAATTTTAACAGTATCTCCGAGTCCAGAAATCTCCCCAAAATAATCAGAGTTAGTGATAGCTTCCACAACAGATGACTTACGAAATGCAAGTTGCACCTGTTTGGAATAGATTACTGGAGAGAAATTGCCGTTAGGTAAATTACCATAACCTGCTGCTGTTTGAAAAGCCATGTTATTCCTCCTTTAGCTTTATACAGATGCGAAACTACAATTCATTTTAGTGGCTAACTTGTGTAAGGTGCAGATAAAAAGTGTATGCCTACACTATTTAAATGGGCTTAACAATATTAGGTAAACTTAAACTGATTGACGTTTGCCAGTTTGTATGTGTAAGTGGTCATGTAGAGGTTACACACACATTATTATACATACTTAGTTATACGCATAAATTCTTTTTTGTCAACACTTTTTTTAACGTGCACTACCAGAAAGGTCATAAATAAACTTACCACTTCTAATTGCTTCCATAATAGAGTCTGCTTTCTTTTCGTATTCATTTGCTGTCATTTTCTGAACGTCTGACTCTTTTATAAAAGATTTAGTTTCGTCTGCTTGTGGTGTGTTTCTTTCACCTTTCGTTGCTATAGATTTTGCTGCGTCTTTACTTGTTGACTTTTTACTTTTTGATATGCCTTTGTCTGCTTTGTATAAATCTATTGCCCTTGCTGCAGACCTAGCGTCATTTTCATTTTCATATAGAGCGTCTTGCACCCATTTCGGTTGTGTTTCTGCCCAGTCGTGAAACTCGTCTGTTTCTTTTATTTCATTAAAGTCTGGGTGATATTTTAATAATTCTGTCTCAGCTTTTTCTCTTGAAACATTTTGTTGCATTTCGTCTATTTGTTTTACACGTTTTTCAAGTGCGTCTGATTGCTCCTTTGCTTTTTTAATTGCTATCGTTTCTACTATAGATGCAATATCAGGATATTGTTTTGTCCACTCTTCTATCTCTTCTTCAGAACTAGGTAACTTTATTTCTTTTCTTGTTGCTTCTTCGAGTTGTTTTTTAAGTTCTTCAAACTGTTTTTGATTTTCCTTATCTTTGTCTTGCATGTGTCTACGCAAATCACCATAGCGTTTTTTAAAAGTTTTTTCTTCTGCACTAAGTTTTTCGTCAGACTCTTCAACGGACTTACTATCAACTTGTTCATTGCTGTCACTAGACTTTGCTTTATTTTCTTCAATAAGTTTAGCAAGTTCCTCTTCCTCTCTTTTTCTTTTTTCTTCATTGGTATATTTTTGTCGTTTTAACACCATAGCTTTTGGTGGCTGATTGTCTTGTGATTTAGTTTCTGTTACTTGTTCGTTCATTTTATATTCTCCTTTTGGGGTAACTGTAGTCCACATCTACATGTGGGGAGTTAGTTGCCAATGGGGTGTAGTGTACTATTTAATATTTTCTTTTCATAAGACCACCTCTTTTAAGACCCCCTAAAGTTCCTCTTTTAGCTGAACTTGTTAAGGCTCTTGTAACTCGGTCTGCTTCTTTATCTACTCTGGATTGTGCTTGTGCTTGTGTTTCTCTTTTACCTGTGTCTTTATCTATATCTCTTCTAGCTCTTACTTGAGTTGCACCTGCTCTATTTTTAATTCTGTCTATTTGTTTTTGTAATTTTTCTTGTGTGTTTTCCTTTCTGCTTTTTTTAGGTGGCTTTGGTATATTTTGTTCTGCCTCTGGTATAGGGGAAGGTTTTAATTTACGCTCTAAAAAATCAGGAGACATTACGTTTTTACCTGTCATTGTAGGAAATGTAGGAGCTTGTTTTCTTGAAAAAATACTAGGACCTTTAGTACCAAAAGGGTCTGGAGTAACCATGTCTGCTGGACTAGTAAGAGTAGGTATTATATTGGAAATATTTTTAATTTGCTCAAGAACTATCTGACTTGCAGACAATGGTGGTGGACCTTTTGATACATAACTAGGTTGTACTACTCCTATTGATTCAGGTCCTAAAGGTTCTGTCGATTCATAACTAGGTTGTGCCACTCCCATACCTTCCTCTTTTAGTTTCTTAAATGTTATATTGTCGCCTACTAATTCAGCCCTAGGAGGACTCATTATGTTTTGACCTGTCATTGTAGGAACTACTTGTGTTTCAGCCCTAGGAGGACTCATTATGTTTTGACCTGTCATTGTAGGAACAGGAACAGGACTCATTATGTTTTGACCTGTCATTGTCGGAACAGAAACAGGACTCATTATATTTTGACCTGTCATTGTAGGAATTGTGTTTTCGTTTTTACCTGAATTACTAGAAGCACTATCTACTTCTACTTGGTTTTTAGAATCATTTATAATTTCTTTGTTTATTGTGTCATTAGTCGTAATACCAAACGGACTCAAAATACCATTAATAAGATTACTTATAAAAGTTTTTATAGGATTTTGTCTAGGCTCATTTAAAGCTATATTAATGTCTTCTGTGTTTACATCTCTTCCTGTTATAACACTTAATTCTCTTGGAACTAATGACAGTCTTTGACCTATTGTTAAATTTGAATACATATCTATAGCTTCTTGTTCACTATTTATTTTTTTGCCATCTACTGTTGTGCCAACTGGAAATACACGTAATGCAGATGTTTGTAAAGCCTTTTCATTCATTTCTCTTTGTTCTTCTAATCTTGTAAACTCGTCTTGTATTCTTCTTCCCTTTTTAACAGGTTGAGTTTGATTTTGTATTTCTTCTTCAGGTTCTACAGTTTCAGTTTGTAAGGCTGGATTAAATGGAAATTTTCTTTTTAATTGTCCTGTTTGTATTTGTAATTGATTTGTAATAGGTCTTCCTAAATAGTCCTCTTGCACAAAAGTTACGTTTCCTTGATTATCAACATACTCTACACTATATAATTTATTAGGGTCTCTTGGATTAACAACGTCTGTGCCGTTACTTGCAGTCAAAACACCACCCTCAGACATTTCTTTTTTATCGTCTTTCTTTTCTTTCTTGTCACCTTCCACAACAATAATGTCAGTTACGCCAAATGGTAAGTCGTCTGGTATTTCTGCTTCTTCAGAGTTGCCCATCTGACCCATCTTTTCCATTAACTTTAAACCCATCTTAGCTTCTTGCCTCATTTGCATTAATTTATTTAGTCCAATAAATCTAACAACGTCAGCAGGGAAAACAAATTCACCTTCACTCAACATAGCAGGTATATCGTCACGCACTTCTTTTTTTAAAGAACCAGAAGGCACTTCATTACCAGACTCTTTATCGATAGTTCCACCTTCGTCTTGAAGTCCTCCGTCTTGCATAAATGCCATTTCCATTTGTTCTTTCATTGCTGTACCTCCTTCATTAAACATTCGTATTTTTTTATCAAGTGTTTTTACTTTTAAACTTTTTAAATCTGAAATACTAGGAGTTTTTACTCCTTTAGCTAATACAAGAGGTCCAACTTGAATAACCTCATCTGCTTCTAACACAGGCTGTCCTGTAGTTTTATTATAGAAATAACTGTGTCTAAAAGGATTCATACCCACTTGAGTCCATTCAGGATTATTTAATAATTCTTTTGATAATTCATACACATCTTCAGGATTAGCATTATAATAATCGCCGTGTATTCTAGCTATAGTGGTTTTGTCAGCACCCTTTGCTATTCTTAACCCTCCTTTAGCTGCAGTTTTAAACTCAACATTTTTTAATACTGCAGTTTGACCATATCCAAGAACAGCTCCACCTTGTTTTGTACCGTCGTGTAAAGATACAACCCAAGTATCGTAATTCTCATAAGCAGGAATGTCTAATCGAGAACCAACTCTTGTTCCATCAGGTATACTTTTATTTATACCGACTATACCTTTTTCTACTTTATCTTTATTAAGAGAACCTACAATTTGTGTTAGTGTGGGAAGTTCAGGAAAATTTTTATCTGTTATAGGTTTTATAGGTTGATATGCTTTTACTGTTCTTCTATATTCTCCTGATGTTATTTTTCCTTCACTTAATTTTTCTGCTGCTTCTTGAACTTCAGGAACTCTTTTTTGTTTTTGTTTAACTTTGTTTTCTTTTTCCCATTGTTTTTTTGCATCTGTATTGTTTATTAACTTTTCAGCTTCTTCTATGTCTTTTTTTCTAAATTCTTTTGCTATAAATTTAGCACCTTTACTTAAAACCCTGCCAACTGGTGTTGTACCTGCGAGTGCTAAACCTGTGTCTATAGCAGCCTTACCTAAATTACCTGTAGCCACTGAAGATGCAATGTCTGCTACATCAAAAGCTGTACCAAGTATAGGTACATTACGTGCTACATTTTTGAGTCGTTTAACAGTTTCTTTACCTTTAAATGGATTAGAGCTAAATGCTTTTTCTGTTTCATTTTCAGCCAATACTATTTACCTCGTCTCTTAATTTTTTTAATGTACGTAATGTGTTTACAGAACCTTGTGACCTATTTAAAATAGTAACACTGTCTGTCTGTTCCATTATTCTGTGTTGTTCAGTAATTAAAAAATCTAAATACTTACTGAACTCTTCCCACTGGTGGTGATTGCTCACCAGTGCCTTGAGCTTCTTGAGGTGCTCCTGCTTGTTGTTCATTACCTGTAAATCCTTGTTCACCGGGAGTTGGTGCTACTCCTGTTCCTATTGTGCCACCTCCTGCACCAGTTGGGTCATTTGGGTCTGCTCCTGCAGGTGGTTGTTGTTCTTGTTGGGGTGTTGTGTCAGGTCTCATTGCTTTCATTAGTTCAGCTTGTATTGCTGCTTCGTTCATATTATTTGTTACTTTATCTGGGTCTAAGTCCATTGTCTTGGCAATTTCACTAATTATATATTGAAACTTAGCAAAAGGTGCAAGTGCTGGATTAGATGCTATACCTAAAAACTGCATAAGTCTTTGACTACGCACTTCATTTGCCATTAAACTTTCTGTTCCTCTAGCTTTTACTTCTAAGTCACCCTGTATTTCTGGGTCAAAGTCAAACTGCATATTAAATTGAAAGAAGCCCTCACCTAAAGGTCTTAGTAAATAGTCATCTATATTTTTAATTACAGTTTTTATGTTACCACTTGCAGCGTTCATTAACATAGATATACCACTAGCTGTTCTTCCAACACCTGTAATACCTGTTTGCCCATGTGCAAAAGAAGGAAAGCCTGTGCTTTCGTCTGCTAATTGTCTAGCTTTATCAAACAACTGCATATTTTCGTTACTTACATTTGGAAACTTTGTACCAAATATAGCTTGTCCGGGTGCACCTCCCTGTCTTCTAAATACTTTTCCGGGGTACACACTTAGGTCTTGTCCGGGCACTAAATTAGTTTCGTCCACTTCTATTAAAAGATTTCCTGACAACACGGCATTGTCAACTGCCATACGCATAAATCCGTTCATTAGTGTCTGTGTGTCGTCCATGTTTTCTGCAAGACCCACACCAAAAAAACTATAGGGATTAAGTTCATAAGGTGCTGCCATGTAAGGTATCTTCATAGGCTTAAATGGGTTTAAAACCATTCTTATTAATTTGTTATTACAAATCCATACGTTTGCTTGTAGTTCGTCAAATGTTTGTAACTCTTCTGGTATCTCTATATCTTGCTCTTTTAGTAAACTTGTATCTACCATACCCCAATATTCAAATACTTCAAATCTCTCAATGTAATGTGAGTCAGCGTAATCTCCTAAATCGTCTTCCCAATATTTTTTATTATAGTCTTCCCCCATTGCAATACAGTCATCTATAACCTGACTTCTAAAATATGGACGTTTTTTAAGTGCTCTTAATTGTGAACGAGACATCTTGTGTCTTTCAATAGCATATGTTGCTTCGTCCATGTTACTTGCGTCTGGGTCAGGATAAAAATTCCATACAGATACATTAGATAACTGTGGTATTGTTTTAAACTCAGGGTTGTAATCACCCTCTTCATTCCACTTTGGATATTCTTTATCTACAGCAAAAGGTCCTTTCATTACACCAGTTCCAAACAACGCCATTTCAAAAGACGTAGTTCTTAAATGTTTGTTTGCACCTGACTCTTGTAATTGGTCGTGTATCTTCTTTTGCATTTTTTTAGCTGCAATCATAGCAGGACTAAAAGTAAATGAGGTTGGTGTTTGTCCTGCACCCTGCTCTAACCCATCTATGTTTTCTAATTTCTTAGATAAAGGACCTAGTTTATCTGACAATGTTGCTTCTGTAGCACCAGCAGGAAAGTCCATGCCGTCACCTGCAAAACCATACGGACTTTCGTTTTCATCTTGTTTTATAGCGTCTGGTTTTTTTGGGTCAAAATTTACGTCTTCAACAACACCCTCTGGTAATTCTGTTGGCTCTACTGTTAAAGGAAATTTATTACCTGCAAATAAAACGTCAACAATTTGTCCGTAAGCAGCAAGTGTTTTTGTTTTTGTTACTTTTATAAACACCCTAGACTTTTCAGCTTCTGTAAATTGAATATCAGAACTGTACAAACCTCTGTAATTTTTATAGGCTCTCAACCATCTTTGTTCGTCATTATATCTATAGTCTTCTGCTTTATGGTATCTACCCATTACAAAAGGTACAATATTTTCTACGTCATAGTCCTGTTCATTTTCTTTTTCAGAGTCTGCCAACGATATAGCGTCGTCATCTATCATTACTTCATTTTCTTCTGCCATGATTAATTTTCCTTGTTTACGCAGTCTAATTGTATTCTATAGTACTCATTGCTTTCGTGTTTATTCCAGTTGTCTTCATTAATAATTTTGTTACACTGCTCTAAAGTAAATAGTTCTTTTAGTATGTACTGATTACCTGTGTACACCCAGTCTTCTCCATTGTAACCCCATATACTAATTAATAATAAATACATTTTCATTTTTAATATCCAAATGTTTGGTCTGCGATTGGCATACTGTTTGGTCTTGATGAGTGTGGGTCATAGTCGAAAATACTAAATCGTGGTCTTGACATAATACCATATCGTAGAGCGTCATACAAGTGGTCCTCTGAATTAGTGTCTATATCTTCAGGGTTCTTTTTATCCAACGGAATAGCAGGTAACTGAGATATAAGATTAGTACAATTATTAAATATAACAAGTCGAGGTTCTTCTGTAAACTCGTCCACTTGTAGTCTTCTATGTATTTCATTTTTACCTGCAACTCTTGACCCTTTACTTCTATCTGATTGTCTCCAACGACACCCTCTACTAATCATTTGCTCTGCTA